TCGTTGCTTAGAAATGCCAAACCACTTGGCAACCGCAGTCATTGTCATGCGGTGTTCGTCAATCATACGAATTATCTCTGCGTTTCGCATAGCCTTGAGTGCATTTTTTTCAGGCATTAAAACGGAGCCTCTTGTTGGGAGCCAAACTTAGGCGGCTCTATTTCTACGTCTACGTTATCAAACGACGGGATTTGCCACACACGCACCGAGCGGCCCTTAATCTTCAAGGTTACACTCTGACCGTTAATGTCGCGTAGTCTTTGTGCCATCTTATGTGCTTTATACTCGAAAAACTTGTTCTTTTTAAGGAAGCTCTCAAAGTCTTTAAGACGGAAATAGGTGATGCTTTGTTCCTCATCGGTCCAAGGGCGGCGGAGCAAGATTTCTTCTTTGTCTTGCGCTTGCTGTAGGTGACGACAGAACTCTTCGAGGTAGTCGTAGAACTGTCCACTAATGCTTGCGTCTTGTGCCACTTCTATGATTGCGCTCTCGTTGTCGCGCATCTCGTTCATCAACGCACTAATGCGGCCTTCCCACTGGTTCTTGGCTACCGAGCGGGGCATGAAGTTAAGTTGCTCCATGCAAGCTTTCTGAAACAGAGGTTGAGACATTAGCGCCTCAGTGTCCAACTCAAGCGGTTCGCCATTAACGTCCATAAACCAGACGGGCGGCGTTGAGTTATACTTGCGTAGATTTGCAATAGTAGCCCCTGCCACTGCGGCTCCAATGCCAAACTTTCGGGTTCGGCATAGCTCTTTGTTGCAGTGTGCGTTGATAGGAGCGTCGGAGCATTTGTAAGCGTAGTCTTTGCGCTGTACTTGCTTGGCGACTATGTTGACCTCTGGTAGTGGTAGTGGCGGAGAAAAATACTCCATGTTGTATCGCAATATTTCAGATTCCCAACTATCCGGATAGGCTTTTCGTAGATAAACCCCGATGTTGAATAACCCATTATTTCTACCCCCTTCGCTAATCTTTGCTTTACAAAGTATCTGAAGACAGGGCGGAGCGTCCCTCATAAGGTCAGCTTCACCGCCACCTATTACCTGTAGCTTAACGACTTCTTCTGGGGTTTGAACATATCTTTCGTATAGTTCTATAAATTCTTCTATCGTGGCAGATGTACCGTCATCAAGAAACGCATACCGCAAGCCGTTCTCATGGTCGTAGTACGGTAGGTTTAGAAAGTTACCCACGTCCCCACGATCCAAATGTAATTTTATCTGCTTTGGAAATATCTCGCTTTCGCCGTAGCCCAGCGCGGCAGACATATTTTGCAGAGACTTCTGCATGTCCTTTGCTTCAACCCAATCTTTCGAGAACAGGAAGCAATGCGCTCCACCAGACTTTGACCGGCAAACAACCAGAGGGAGTTTTAACCGACGTATCTTTTCGACTAATAACTTGTGATCTAACGGGTACTGGTCAATGTCGATACATCCCCAGACGCACTGATTGTCCTCGTTAATTGGTATGATCCCGAGACCAGTGCCACCACCTTTTAAATGACTGTCCCAAAGCTTCGTGGTCCGCGGTGCCTTTAGTACGCCCGCTTTACCTTTGGCCTTACCGTTAGCGCCGGTAGACTCAATCTTGAAGTAACCATGAGCTTCTTTGAGGCCATCAAAGATAGCCATAAACTTTTTAATTGACATGAATGCCCCCTACGGAAAAAGGAGTGGCGGAGCCTAGACCCCGCCACGTTGACGACTTAAAACGGTATTTCGTCTTTATCGACAGATTTACCTTCTTCTTCCGTATGTTTGACTACAACCTCACCCGCGGAGATACTTTCCGCAAATGATTTACCGCGGCTATATATGCCCGCGTCTGTAACAGGGCCGTCTACTGACATTTCCCAACCATGCCAATCACCTTTAGAATTACCTTCAGCCACTGTTTTCATGTTGTAAACATGTGACCAACGGGGTGGATTAAAGGGACCATTAGCGCCTTTAACTGACCTAGACATCATCATGCTGTTCCATTTACGCGACTTTTTAAGCTGCGTAGACTTCATTGCAATAAGAGCCGTTTCGATAGCACCGTCTTCGTTTATTAGTAAAACAAAGTGCTGTGCTGTTTCTTCAATGTAATGACCAGAACCGTCAGTCAACCAATCCTTGTTGTCCCCGTTCTTGTCAAAATCCCGGTTGGTTTCTGGACGTGGTTGTCCCGGCTCATATATCGCCACGGGACCGCCTGACCCTTCGCCTCTTGGAGCCCACTGAATAAACCTACGTTGGTACGCGCAAGGTATAACTTTCACACCTTCCTTACCCTTATAGGCAACTCCGGTAACACTGTTGTAAATGTCACCCTTACGAGCCGTTTCATGAGTATCCAACTCAGGTGCATTACCTGACAGAACCTTGAGAAAAGGAAGAGCTAAGTCTTCTGTTCCCAAATTCTCCATGCCTCTACCGGCGTCGTCCTCAAACATTGAAATGTCAAAAGTTGCCACTTCTGTTTTATTGGTTTTTGCTACTGCTTTATTCATCTTATTTACCTCGCTTAATGATTGCGCGTTGCCCTACGAACGCACCAAATAAATCCATCGGAAAGTCGTCACCTTCTTCAACACGCTCTTTTACAAAAGCTTTGAGTGTCTGAGGGTGAACGGCTGTTTTTTGTTCAGGAGCGTAGCCCTGTTGTTGAGCAAAAGCCGCAAAAGCGTTTGCTTGATCGTCCTCGCCACGTCCAAACTGGCACTCGACAGTATTCTTTATAATGTCGTCGTAGCCGTTCTCGCGTAACCATTCGTATGCTTGAGGGCGATTATCTACGAGGATAGAAGCCCCGTAGGTTGCTTTGACCTCAACGGTCGAGCCGTCGTCTAGGGCAAAAGAAGAAATGCCTATTTCTGCAAGCATGGCAGGCATTTCGTCATCAGTAAGTTTTTGAAGCTTCTTCTTAGATGCCTTGAGGTCTGTCTCAAGATCGTTAATATAAAGCTCTTCGTCTCGGATTTGTCGGGCCAATGCGGCTACAGATGTAAGCCCCTCTTGATCCAATTTGTCCACCGATGAACCAGTTTGACCTGAGTCCTGTTCCATCATCTTTAGTATATTATCGCTCATCGCGTTTCTCCTTCGTTTTTAAAGACACCGTTCGGGTCTTGACAAATATGTATATGATCTTATAACCAACCTAAGTCAAGAAGTTTTTTTTAGGGGGCAAGAAATGCACGGGTTTGAGTTTAAGACGGAACCATATGACCACCAGAGACACGCTCTCCAAGAGTCGTGGGCCGCGGAATACTATGCGTTGTTCATGGAAATGGGCACCGGTAAAACCAAGGTGGCTCTTGATACAATGGCCTGTCTTTTTGAGGCGGGTAAGATCAACAGTGCGTTGGTTATCGCGCCAAAAGGCGTCTATGATAACTGGGTAAAGAACGAGATACCTGTTCATCTACCGGACCGTATAAACCGTAAGGTGATTCGTTGGACGCCAAGCAAGGGCATGAAGAAAGAAAAAGAGCTAAAGGATTTTATTGTAGAGAAATACAACGGGGTCAAAATGTTTGTGATGAACGTCGAAGCTTTTTCTACGCCTCGCGGTACAGATGCTGCTGAAGCTTTCTTGTACCAGAACCCTGATAACCTTGTCATTGTAGATGAGAGTACAACCATCAAAAACCGCAAGGCTTCGCGGACCAAGAACATTACACGGTTGCGGCGTTTGTCTAAGTATCGCCGCATATTAACGGGTTCTCCAATTACAAAAAGCCCTATGGACTTGTTCAGCCAGTGTGACTTTTTAAACGAAAAGGCTCTTGGTTTTAACAGCTACTTTGCGTTTCAGGCGCGGTACGCAAACGTCCAAAGAAAAACAATGGGCCACCGCAGTTTTCAACAGATTGTAGGCTACCGTAGGTTAGACGAACTGTCTATAAAGTTAGATACTTTTAGTAACCGGGTTCTAAAAGAAGATTGTTTAGACCTTCCAGAAAAAGTTTACACACGTCGTGAAGTAGAGCTAACCCCAGAGCAATTAAAGCTATATACTCAAATGAAGAAGTTGGCTTTGGCTAAACTGGAGAGTGGAGATTTAGCCACTACGGCAAGTGTTTTGACGCAAGTTATGCGTTTACATCAAATATGCTGCGGGTTTTTGCAGCCGGACGAGGGAGAAATACAGCCTCTTGCGAACAATCGCTTGAAGGAGTTACTCGCTATTTCCGAAGAAGTTCAGGGTAAAGCAATCATTTGGGCGTCGTGGACTCATGACATTCAACAGATAGCCGATGCCTTGCGCGACCGTTTCGGGCCCGATTCGGTCGCAACTTATTACGGTGGGACGCCACAAGACGAGCGGCAAGATATTGTCACAAAGTTCCAAGATAAAGACAGTCCGCTTCGGTTCTTTATTGGTCAACCTCGAACGGGTGGTTACGGCATTACGCTGACCGCTGCCAATACAGTTGTCTATTACAGTAACAGTTACGACTTGGAGATACGTCTACAGTCAGAAGACCGCGCCCACCGCATTGGTCAAACAAACAAGGTAACTTATATTGACCTAGTTTCCCCCGGTACAATAGATGAAAAGATACTCAAAGCTCTGCGCCAAAAGATTGATATAGCAGGGCAAGTCTTGGGAGAAGACGCTAAAGATTGGCTGCTTTAGAGAGGCATTTGCGGTATAGATTCGTAAGGATTTTGTTGGTATTCTTGAGCCTCTAACATGGCCAAATTACCCGCAAGTTCTTCTCTTTTTATACCGTACATCTCTAGTATTTGAGGGTCAGACAACTTCTCCAACGCTAGGCGCATGTTAGCTTTAGGGTCTTGGACCTCACCACCTTCTTCAAAGGTTGCTTGTGGGTTTGGTCCGCGGACCGGGGGCCGCAGAGAAACTATCCCACCGTCTGCAAAACCGTCTGTTTTCCTGTAATAACCTTCGCGCATTGGCGTATAAAACTTTGAAAGCTTCCTATCAGATAACGGAACCTCGGCGTCACTAGGATCAAAAAAATACGACCCTCCACGATTTTTTATTGCTTCAGGAGTTTCTTTTGGACTAATGACGCGGTTTTCAAAATCAAGATCAGAAAAAGAATAATCAGAATATTCTTTTAATCCAGACACATCTATTTTTGCAGGACCTACCATGTCCGTACCCATTCCCGGCGACGCCCGAGGTTTGTTCATTGTTTTAACAATTATTGGAACTTCTTCAATTCCTAATTCAATTGCAGCTTGCAGACGATGATGACCCTCACTAATGTTAATGCTACCATCCGATAAAACTACCTCCACATGAATAGGGTCCCTAATTCCTTCATTAAAGATGTTTTCTTTAAGAGTTTCTTTTCCAGACTCTTCAAAATCTTTTAATATAAAAGGGTTTTCGTTAAGGTTTCCACTTTCAAAATCCCCCCCAAACTTACCAACATCATATCTTGGAAAGTTGTATTGAGCTATATTATCCGAAATTGTCTGAGTATCTACATACTCAACTTTGGGGTTATCAAAGGCACGTTTGGGAAAAGGTAATTTTAATTGACGCGCCTCTTCTAATACATCTTTGTTTATTTCTTCAGTGGTTTTATTGTTAGTTTTTCCCTTTAGAATAATATTGTCAATTTTTTGTCGTGGAATTTTTTTCTGTAGGTTTTCAGTTAAAAGCTCCGCTGCAAAGTCAGGAGTTCCTTCTCCAAATAAATTACCGCCCATAGACCCTAAGACATTAGGATCATATTTCGGCATCTTTTCAGAAATGTTTTTACCCACATTAAACACATTTTTTGCGCCAGTTTTTATTCCTTTTGCCAACAACGGGCCAGCGCCGGGAATAAGCCCTATAGCGGTCGCTCCACCTAATGCCGTAATGTAGCCCCAATTAGGGTTTTCCGAAGTTGCTTCCGCCCACAATTCTTTTGCAGCCATTGCATCACCTAAAATAGGCGTCATTTCTGCTACAAACTTAACGGCATCTTTAGCGGTAACATTGCTTATTGGACCAAAGTCATCTGCAAACTTTTTACCTTCTGCCGCATAACCCTCGGCTTCACCACCATCTTGCATGTAAACAGCAATACCGTTGCTAACTGCGCCGCCGTCTGCAAACATCTGTTGAAACTGACCTCCAACTCCCTGTTGAGTTAAAGGCTGCTGTCTTATATTACCTAAACCTTGTATTTGTTGAAACTGACCTCCAACTCCTTGATTCATAACAGGATTATAAGAATCTGCTTGAGGTATCGGAGGAGCTAACCTTTGCATTGTTGAAACAGAAGATTGAGGTAAAACTTGCGCTGGTTCTTCAGGCATAAGAACTATTTCAGGATTGCCCATCATTTGTCCCATCGGACCTAGAGTCATGGGGTCTATCGGAGCAGGTGTCACGGGACCACCATAAGCAAACCCCATAGCCGTAGAACCAAACCCTGACATACCAGCAAGGTTAACGTCCCCTGCGGCTGTTCTATAAGTTTGTGTGGGATCGTTCATAACAGCAAGAGCCGTAGCATTTGCTGCACCACTTTGTTGGGCTCTTTCGTTTGCTGTCTTCATAAAGGCATCAACGTCTTCACCAGAAAACCCGGGGTCTTCAGGAGCCACGGGTGCCGCTCCGCCCTCAAAGATAGGAACTACCCCGGTAAATTGTCCGGGAGACGCGACTCCTGCATATTCTTCCGTCCGGGGACCAGCATTGTACTCAGCTATTGCAGCATTATAGGCGTCGGCGTCGGCCTTATAAGCGCCAAGGTCCGTGTTATACGTGCCAATTTGTGTGTTATATGTGTCAACCAACCCCTGATAGGGTTCCGCTAACGCCTGAAACTCTGTTAGAGCCTTGTTATATGTCCCGATACGGTTATCGTAGTCTTCCATGATTTCAGTGTCATAGTCCGAGTACCGGTATTCAGGTGAAGCGTATTGTGTGATTGCCATAATTAAGCCCCCAAGCTGCCAATGCCGCTCTTTAATAGTTGCGTGGTTGAGTCGTTCGGGAACATGGCTGCGAACCTCTCTCTGTCAACAGGACCCGAGTTTTGAATAGTTGGCCCTGCTGGAGCCGCAGAAGCCTGTTGAACAGAGAGAGGATTACCTCCGCCTAAAGTGGGAACAATTGGCGGTGGAACTAAAGAACCTTGTTGGTTGTTATCGGGACGCGGAGGTGCTTCATACTCTTCGCTAATAGATTTTTCACCCGCAATAATACCATATGGAACACGTCGTCCAATTTGACGAACCATTGGAGAAATAAACTTTTCAAGAACGGTCATTGCGTTATCTTGTGCGTCTTTTGTAAGTTTTTCATTCATTAACGCAGCAAGTGCGTTAGGGTTAGCAAACAATTCTGTCATTTTTTTAATGCGTTGAGACTCTGGGCCACTTAACAAAAACCTTTGCACTAGCTCTGAACCTGTTTGTTCCGCAATCAAACCACCACCCATTTGAGGCAACCCTAACAGACTTTTCAGTTTGTTTTGTACTGCTCCACCCGCAGTCGCACCAAAAATACGAGTATAAAACAACTTTCCTAAACTAGGTTTTTTAAACAAAATGTTTTCAAAATTGTTAGTAGCAAAAGCTTCTTCTACACCGCGCATAGTTTTTATTGCTTTTTGGATTCGACCTAATTCAGTTAGACCGTCTTCACCCACAGTTTCATCAACCAGACCTTTACTTTTCATAAAGTCAGCTAAAGAATATTTAACATTTGCGGGAACACCTTCTATTTGACCAAACAATTGTTTTTGAAGAACGTTCCCGTTAGGTAAAAGAGTGCTGCTTCCTTTTTCAGATTGTCGAAGAGCGTGTTGTATGAGTGCGCTCTTTAACCCAGACATTGCCATGTCTTTAGTGTATTCAGTTCCTTTATAGTTGCTTTCGTTTACCATTCTAAACAAAGAGTTAAGAGCCAAGGTAGGTTTCTCTGCGTTTAACGCTTTGGCTACAGCTTCACTAGGGTCTTCAAACTCAAGGACGTTTTGAAAAGCTTTTGTGTCATATAAAGTTTGAATTTGATCTTCACTAAACCCTCTTTGTTTAGCTTTGCTTGGATTAATAAGGCTTGATACATCACCTAATGTGTTGTCAAAAGCGTTTTGTGCGGCTTCTACGGAAGACAATTCACCTTCTAATTCAGGTATAAACTTAAACAATTCTTGAGTGCCGGGTTGAGCCCTAAAAGTGTCCAGCCTAGCTTGACTAACTGAAAGTCGTTCTATTATTTCATTTGGATTAGCGGGATTTGGAACTTTTTTAACCGTCATTATTTTAGACAAACTATCTCGCAACGCTGCTTTCACAATATCAGTTGTTTCCATTGTGTGAACGGCTTCTTCGCTGAAACCGGCTTCATCAACCAAAAATCTTCCTGCCGCACGAATTTCTTTTATTCGTCGAGATGTAGCAAGGTTTCCACCTTTAAACATGTTGTCTAAAAGTTGTTGAGGCTCCATTATAAGCCCCCTTTGTTTGTCAAAAACTTGCATGTCGTTCAAAAAACTTCTACGAAAAACGTTGTTTCTAGCAAAAGTATAAGCTCTTGCATTATTGTAAGCTTCGGTAGCGTTGTTTTTTTGACCCGTTAAGTCGCGTAGCAAAGCGTCATTAATTTTATCAATTCGACCAGCATTTACAATGTCTCCGTTTTTTCTCAAAGTAGCAGATTTGTTCAACAGACCTGAACGCATTTCAAAGAAAGTTTGCGCGGTAGCTGGATTTCTGCCAACTCCGTTTTGAAAGTATTCTATCATTTCGTCCATGTCGTCGGCGTAACCACCCAACACAGAGCGAAGTTCTTTATTTGCACCGGCAGAGGAGAATTTTAGGCCCCCGGTCCGTGAAGAACGGTCCAACAATTGTAAAACGTTAGGCTGGTTTATTTGACGCCCGTTTTTAGAATAAAACTCGGTTAAAGGATAGCTTGTAACTTCGTTCCAAAGTTGTCTTTCTCGTTTTTTACTTTGATCCACTTGTTTTGTAAGGATTTCATATAAGCTTTCAGATAGTTTTCCACGATTAGACGGTATTTTTTTCCCGTCTACGTCAACAACATCTCTGCCAATAACTTTAATTCCCGCTTCCATGAGGTTGGAAACGGAATTGTCTATGTTGTCAATAATGTTTTGTTCAAACAAACCTTGTTGTATTCTAGCGGACATGGCCAAAGCCGTTGGGTCTCCAGTAGCTGCTAAAGTACGCATCATATTTACTGCGCCCGCTTGCATCTCTTCGCGCCCCCGTCCGGTGGCCGCAGCTAAATCTGTGCTGGATTTTTCAAGCTCGTTCTGAATGACATTGATTGTTGGGGAAAAACTTGTCCCAGCAGCAATGTCGGCATCTCTTGCAAGGTCCTTGAATGTGAGTGTAACAGGGTTGCCGTCTTGGTCTACACTAAGTTTTTCTAGTTCTTCAAAAAATTTAGCAAATTGTTCGTCTGGCGTCATAATTTTGCCGTCAACACTATCTACGGCTTGCAACGACTTGTCCCCAGTAGCCAAAATGGCGCTCTTGATTCTTTTAACAGAGTCTCTGTTTATAGCATTCGTTAGTAAACCGTTAGTGTTTTCAGATTTACCCCACCATTGTTTTACTTTGGAAAAAACGTCTGGCGCAAGACTAACGCCTGCCTGAACAGGTAAGGGTACAATGAACGATCCAACAAGTTCCCCAACAAAGCGAGAACCTTCGCCATAGGGATTGACCTCTTGAGCTATATACGCTCCACCCGCCGCGCCTGCTCCGGAAGCGCCTTCAATTGCCAAATAAGGAATAGGGTTATTCCGCGCTACTTGCATGGACCTACCAACTCCCTGCTCCACTGCTCCTAAAACACGGGTGCTTACGGGTCCTTTTAATGGGTTAAAAACATATCCCGCAGGGTTAAATCTTCCTAGACCAATATTTACACCCTGTGCGCCCGCCCCAAACATAGGGCCCGCTTGCGCCGTGAGCCGTGCGTCATTTGCTGCTTTAAACGCTTTTTCAGAAAGACCTGAGTTTTTTGCGGTTACCTCAAAAGCCTCGTCGGCTATTTTAGCAAATTTTCCACTAGAGACGTTTGTAAAGTTACCTAAAAACTCTAAAGCGCCGGTGGTTGCTTTAGGGGCTTGTTGCCAAGGAGCTAATACCAAGGAAGCAGCCATCACGCCTGTCTCACCTAAGTTAGTTGCAGACTGTAAAGAAGGAACCACCGGAGCAGCTTCCCCTAAAACAAGGTCTTCAACTTTTCCAAACCCCAATGCTCCTGCTACCGCTCCCGCTACCGTAGGAATTGCAATCGCAATGCCTTTTCCAATTAAACCCGGTATGCCCACAGGAGGAATAAAACTTTGTAGGTACATTCCAGTTGCAAAGCCCTTGGCTGCACCATAGCCACCACCAACCGTTTCTGGAAGTGCGCGAGCCGCGGAATATGTGCCTGCCTTTAATCCGGAAAAGTTCCCTTTTTCAGGGTTGTATTTCCCAAAATCACTGACATTGGTAAACATCGTCAAAATTTCTTCTGTTTGGATGTTTCTATCTTCAGGTTTTAAACCTTTGTACCGGTCCAATCTATCTAAAATGGGATGAGAACCATCTTTCAAGCTTTCAAAGGTTAACGGAACACCGCCAATAGCTTCTTGATCTAGTTCTTCATTTGCAATCGAAAGAACCCCTCTTACAGTGTTCTCAAGACCCTGTGTTTCCATCAAGTTTTCAAATTCTGCCACACCAAGATTAATAAGGGATTCATCTGCCATTACTTATAACCCCTTCATCATCTGACGAATTTGATTGGCCAATTGTTCATCACTCTGATCATCTTCGCCAACCTTGCGAGATTTGGAAGTTTTAAACTTAAAGCCTTTTTGGAAAGCTTGTACTTCATTAAACAAGATTTTTAGTTTCTGCATATCTTTTCGGGCAGTTTCAATTACTTTTTGACCATACCCGGCTGAGTTTCCCCCATATTCTGGAAGAAAGGAAGCCCCTAGCTGTAATTGTTGCGCTAAAGTATCCGCTATTGCGTCAAAAGACGCTTCTGCGGCAGCATCTGTTTTAATAAACAAACCGCCCGGTCTAATGTCTTTAGTTTCTTGTTCAATAAGCTCTTGAACAAATTTAAGTATTCTACCTTGTTGATCTCCAGTGTTATACTGCAAGATGTCGTTTGCTAAATTAGTTAAACTTTTTGCTGCCGAAGCTAAGTTTTTAGAAGCATCAGTAGAATCTGCTCCAACTAATTCGGCAAAGCCCTCACTTGTAACTTTGACGATGCTTGGAAATACTCTTGATGCACCAATAACTTTTCGATAATCCACATCAGGTTTGAACCTATTAGGGGCGGTTAAAGACCACGCTTCTGATTGCCTGTTTACCGTACCATCCAAATTCATTATTTCGCTACTAGCTGTCATGAGATTTCGGTTGGGTTTAACTGGTTCCCCTGAAGCATCTAACGAAACCCCTGAAATCTTAGTGTACAAATCAGGATTACCACGTTTTACAAAATCAAGAATAGTGTCAGTTAGTTTTTTAGAAGAACCTTTAACAAAAGCTCCTATTTCTGGGTCCCATACGGGTTCAGAACCCGTGTAATCAAGAAGTTTTTGTTCGTATAGCGCAGTTTCTTCACCTAACGTACCGTTTGCAAAAGCTTCCATTCTTGCAGGGTCTGCTATGTAAGTTAATTCAGCAGTTTTTGATTTGCTTCCCAATGCTTGTATCTTGGCTGCTTCCTGTTCAAGATATAAATTACCCATCTTGTAATCTTCGTCCAGAATTTGAGCGCGTTCTTGTATTGTAAGAACTTTTTCTGCTCTACTATCCGCAGACGCTGTGAAAGAATTTTCAATAGCTTGTTGAGTTGCGTTGATTTGACGATCAATAGCTGCTTCGTCTTTAGTAAATTTACGCAACTCTTCCGCCATTTCTTTTCGGAACTCTTGGTCACTCATCTGTTTCGTAGAGTCAGCTTGACGGTTTAGAACCGCTTGCGCCGCTTGGAAAGCTTGTGTGGACAAGCGAGCCTGTTCTTCTAGGCTTCCACGCAGGTCAGTAAGAGCAACATTGTACTCTTGACCGACTTCCATTTTTGCAAGATCGTTTGTGTTAAGAATGTTGTCGCGTTTAAGAACGTTATCATACGCAAGCGACTTGGCAGCAACCAACCACTCATTTTTAAGTGTGTCGTTTTCTTTCTGAAGCTTGGCACGAAGTTCAATAGCCGTGTTTGAGTTGTCATTTTGAAGCGCCAAAATAGACTTGTCATTAGCAAAACGCTGACCCAGAACAGTGCTTTGGTATTCCTGTGTTCCTAAACGCTCTTTGTTTGTAAAATCAAATTGTGACTGTTGAAGGGTTTGTTTAAACGTGTTGTTTAGTTGAGCCAATTCACTGGCAAGCTGACCGCGCAAATTAATAGCTCGTTCGTCAGTGCTTGCTTGTAGTTCAAGCAGTGTTTGCTGCATAGCAAGCTTACGGTCTGTCATACGCTCTTGAAAAGAACGGTCCGTTTCGTTTTCGCCTTTTGTGAATTTAAATTGTTTGTCCATTTTTTGGAACTGAAAAACTCTTTCTAGAGCATTTTCCGAGGTTTTCCAATTTCGTTCTGCTTCCGCTGCCGCAGAACTTGCCGACCTAGCTAATTCGGATTCATAAGAACTCTCTGCGGAACCGAGCGTTTGCAAATCTATAGCGCGTTGTTCTTGTTCTTGGCCCTGTTTAAACTTTTGCAGTTCACCGGCACGTGCGCTAATGTTACCTAAAACAGGCTGGGCTACTTGAGCCAACCGCTCCGCAGGACTCATTGCAGTCTCTCCGGGAGTTGCAAACGCCAAAGCACCTTGTGCAATATCAAATAACATCTGAGCCTTAGTCATCTTTTGTTGTTCGTCAAAAGCAGCTTGTTGATCTTCCTGTCCAAAAAGATTTTGCCTTAAAGCTTGCTTTTGTTCAAAAATCTCTCCAAGACGACCTCCTAGAGGGTCTGGCTGGACGACACGATTTGCATTTTCAGGATTAAAATACTGAACCGCGCCGCCTTGTCTAAAATTTACCGGGGCCGCTCCTCCCGGAGCAGCCATAGCCATTTGATCTGGTCCCGCCGGGGGTCCTTCCATGTTTACCGTGGACATAATGCCCTCGGCCATTGGACCCTCAATCGGGGTTGTCATTTCTTCTTGAGCTAAACCGCCAATTCCTTGGTCAACCGCTGCCATCTGCATGACAGGTTGTAAAAGTGTCAGGACTGATTCAGGTGTTTGCTGCGAATCCTCGGGACCAACCATTCCGGCTAGTTCCTCGTACCGAGCCTCAATAGGCATCTCATCGCCTCGAATGGAGTTAATCACCGAAGCGTAATCTCCTGCTTCTGCCGCCGCGTCCATTGATTGCATACTTTGTGCGGAGTCCGCTAACATTCCTTCAAGAACAGCCGGATCAAAAGCGCCTTGGTCCGCGGCCCCCGGAGGAGCCATCGCAGCACCCGGTGGCATGGGAGGAGGACCGCCCATTGGTCCGCCCGGTGGTGGCATCATAGCCCCTCCGGGAGGTGGTGGCATCATCATTGGACTTCCGCCTTCTTGCATTGGAAGTACGCCTCGCCCCATCAAGATGTCTTTCTGAGTCACGTTACCATCACCGCTAAGATCAGGAAAGGCCGCGCCCCCGTTGGCAAACATCTGCCGTTGCATAACATTTCTATTCATCATTAAAATATCCCCGCGTTCCGTGCGCCTGACGCCGCCGCTAATCCGGCTACCCCAAGCCCTAAAATACTCTGGGCTGGAGATACGTTCGGTGTAGTTGTCGCTGTTATGGTTGATTGAGACGACGGTGCGCCTTTGTAAATGTCAGATAAGAATCCAACACGTTGGTAAGGCTCGTAAGCCTGCTGTAATTGCGTTTGACGAGCCGCTTCAATGCCCGCTTGATCTTGAGCTTGGTATTGCTTGCCCATATCGAACAAGAAGCCCTGTTCTTTCTGTGCCATAGCTTGATTTGCTTCGCCCATCTGACCTTGTGACATTGCAATGTCTTTAAGAGCAGAACCTTGTTGTAGCCCAAGTTGACCCGCTTGAGACCCTAGACTTCCTAGACCCTCTGCAATCCGACCTGTCATCTCTTGTCCCTGAAGACCTAAAGAACCCGCCGCTTGAGCGCCTTGCATACCCATTTGAGCTTGTCCTTGGCCCAATTGACCGGCCTGTCCTGCCATCTGTCCTGCAAACTGTTCGCCTGCCATGCCCATTTGACCCGCTTGCGCTGCAATACCCGCTTGGGCTTGTGCGCCAGAAAGCCCTAAAGCACCTGATTGATTGGCCATTTGACCCGCTAACTGTGACGCCGACATACCAGTGCTGGCCGCCAACTGTTCTAAGCTCATGCCGGTTTGTGCCAAAGCTTGTGCGTTGGCCGCGGCCTGCTGTTCGGCAGACATGCCTACTTGTGCCGACGAAAGACCCAACTGGCCCAACTGACCGGCTTGGCCCGCTGCAAGTTGCTCCGCAGAAAGTCCAAGTTGACCAGCGCCTTGAGCCGCGGATATAGCAGAACCCGCCCCTTGTGCGCCCAGAGCGCCCGTAAGTTGAGCGGCCTGTTGACCACGACCTTGCTGGGCTTCAAATGCTTGTTGTGACCGGTTGGCCGCGTTTTCAAACCCTGCTTGACGCATACCAGCGGCAGTTCTGCCCTGTTGCTCAAGAATGTTTCTGCCTAACTCACTCTGCGCTACTGCTTGGCGTGATCCACCAAAAGCGCCAGAACTTACGGCTTGGGCATCTACGCCCTGTTGTTGAATATCTCCGGCACGTTGAATGTCAGCCAATGCCTGTTGAACCGCAGCATCTTCATACTGGTTCATAAATGCGCCTGTACTAGCAGGGTCATAAGCACCGGTTGTACCCGCTAAACCAGCAATTCCTTGTTCCGCGGTCTGTTGACCAAATGCACCAGCTTGTTGTAACGCGGCGGCAGCATCAGAAGTTATGTTTCGAGCGCCTTTGACTGCTTGTTGACTACCTGTAACGGCGTCCTCATAGGCACCGATACCAGCTTGGCCATAGGTTCGAGCGCCTTTTGTAGCACCAGCTAGGTTTTCAGCTAAAGTTCCTTGAACACCTGTTCCACCAACTCGGGCCGCATCTGCAACGCCTTGTGCGCCAGTGGCAGCACCCGCCATACCTTTTTGAGCCGCACCTATTTGTCCCGGTATAGCGTCATAAGCAGCTAATTGGTCTGCCATAGACTGACCAGCAATTTGTTGTGTGTTTAGAGCAGCCTGACCAAGACCTTGTTGAGCCGTTTCAGTAGAAGCTTGTCCGTAATCAATGGCATTTCCAATACCCTGTTGAGCAGCGCCGACCTGTCCCGCAATGCCTTGTTCTGCGGTCCTAAACATGCCCGCAGCGTCAGTTTGCATGGCTTGAGCAGGGACTAAAGCCGAGCCCGTAACGTTTTGAGCGTCACCCAAGGTTCCTGCGGCGGCGTCTAAGTAAGGTTGGTATTGACCTATTCCGGCTTCAGCAAGTTCTCCAGCTTTAAGCTGAAGGGAAGACATTTCCGCAACCATTTGCGGAGGAAGTTGTACACCTTGGTCTGCCAGTGCTTTTGCAGATTGTAGTAAGCCAATCTTATAGGCTTCAATATCGGCGGCTTCACGGACAATCTGTTCTGAAGTATTAACTGCCATTATGCTGTCTGCCTTCCGCGGTTCTCAAGGTTACTCATTACCGAGTACATGTTTTGAATACCTTGTTGCATGTTACCATTACCCATACCCTTAACGGCGTCGGTAGTCATAACAAATTCACCCGGCATTAACATTGCTCGAACGCTGTCTTGGTTAGGAACACCCTCATTTGGCATTATACCGCCAGTGCGTCGA